TAGAAGGGCGCGAAGATCGCCGCCTTTGTCAAACCTGCGGAAAGCGGACTCGAACGCAGCATAGTCACGCGCCAATTTCTGCTTCCATAGCCGTAGCTGGCCGCGAACTTCGGCGTTACCGTAGTTGACCTGAGATACGATCGAGACATTCATGTGATTTTTTCGCTTGGCACGTTGCGCCAAATTTTGCTGTCCATCTTTTTCTCCCTGTCAGAATCGGATTTCGTCATTAATTGGTGGTGGAGGCGGCGGCGGCACGTTCATGCGGTTCATGTTGCGGTCGAACTCGCGCGTCTCGCCATCTTCGAGCTCGACGCGATAGGCGATAATTTCCCAATACTTGCCTGCTGGCGCGACTTGAATGTGCGTTACTGTCAGCAATTCATCTTGTCGCTGGAGCGCCTCATCAATGGTGCGCGGCGGCTGTTCGCCACCGGTCATCTGTCGCCACCATTTCTCGGCGAAGATGCGCGCCCAGCCCTGATGTTCGAGGCAGACCCATTTGCGATAGCTCTCAAAACCGCACTGATAGCTCACGCGCAGCGAAGGCGGGTCCTTAGCGTGGTAGGCGCAATGAACATCCTCGACCTCGAGCCAGTCGGAGCGCTTGCGCTGACTAACAAGGATTTCAACCGCGTCGGCAATCGGTTTGTGTGAGATGTCGCGACCTGGAAATACGTGTCCGCAGCACAGGCATTCCTTGGCCGCTAGCATTACGATCTCGCGACATGACGGGCAGACCTTAACCGGTGCCTCACCCTTTGTTCTTTCGCGGTCGTCGATTTGGACTTCAACAGCATCAACCGGGCCGTGGTACCGAACATTTCCAGCGAAATCTAAAATCAAGCACTCGGATTTGCCCTCGGCCTTGCGCGTGCCGCGGCCTACTTGCTGGATGTAGAGGCCGGTGCTCATGGTCGGCCGCAGCATGGCGATCAGATCGACGTGCGGCACGTTGAAGCCGTACGAGAGAACCATCACGCTGACGAGTGCGGTCAGTCGCCCGGCGCGGAAGTCTTCGATGATACGATCGCATTCCGTAGCCGGCGTCTCGCCCAACACCATTTCGCAATCGACGCCGCGAGCGCGAAGTTCGTCACGTACCATCCCGGCGTGCTTGATTCCGACGCAGTAGACCAGCCACGCCCGACGAGAGCCCTTGTAGCCGGCGATCTCGTTGCAGGCATGTACGACGATGTCGCCTTGAATGGCCGCCGCCTCAAGCTGCTCGGCGATGAACTCACCGCCGCGCTTGCCGACGCCGGAAACATCGATGGTTGAATGGGTCGCCTTCGATGATAGCGGCGATAGCCAGCCGTCGCGAATACCTTCGGCGATACCATACTCGTAGACGATGCTATCGAAGATGCGGCCCTCGCCCTCGCACAGATGCCCGCTATCGAGGCGGTAAGGCGTCGCGGTCAATCCGAAGACACGCAGGTCAGACACGAGTTCGCGCAGCGCCTCGATGGTCGTGCGGTACATGCCTTGCTCGTGATGGGGAATGAAGTGGCAGTTATGTACGAGTATTCCGTCAGCGTAATAAGAAGGGTGTCCGGTGACCTGGAGATTGTACACATTTTTAGCGCGTCGGCATTCTTCAACCGAAACACGTGCCACCCTAACGACGTAAGAAGGGCGTCTTTCTTCCGATCCGCAGCTAGTCTCTTCCCGGAATGGGAATAGCCGTCCAACTCGATAGCAATCTTCTCTTTCGGGTTGGCTACATCCACTTTGTAGCAAGTGGGATAACCGCTTCCTCTCGGTATCAATGTCGGCACCACAAACTCCGGTATCCAATCGCTGTCGAGCCAATTCAAAATCACATGCTGTGCTGATGTAAACCCCTGCCCGTTGCCTCCACGCTTTTTCGGCTTGTGCCCAATCCGCCGTAGAGTAGCCGCCATTCGTGCCACCGCAGCAGGATCCCGCATCGGGTTCTCTTTCTTCCGCGCACAGGAGATCGAACAGAACCGCTGCTTTTTCCAGAGATGCTCCCGCATTGCCGGTCCAAATGGGTGAAAGACTGCGCCGCAGTTCTCGCAAATCTTGTTGGCTGTAAACACACGCTCCCTGCGCCAGCTTCCCGGCATGACACCACCCTTGATCCGTGAAGATCGGGTGGTTGGGCGTGCATCGGATGATGCGTCCATCGGTCAACTCCAAGTTAATAAGAACCGTTGTTTGGGAAATTCGGCAGGCTTCGACGAAGCCGATACCGGTTGCGTTGATGACAGCGTCGCCTGGACGCAGGCTCTCTATCGGGCGATCACCGAATGGTGTGGCAATCATGGTGCCGGCGGGAAAGCACTCATCGATGATGACGAGATCACGCGGGCCAATATCCTTTGGCCGGCGATAGATCGAGTTAACCAGGGCGAACAGGATCTGCGCGTCGGTATCGCGCGAGCCCATTCCTTCACAGTTGATTCCGATCGGTGCCCCGGGCCAGATGGCTAGAAGTTCGGCAACATCCTGGTCGATCAATTCGCGATTGGGCGCGGTAATCAGTACCCGCATGTTGGGATGATTGGTCAGCAACTGTTTGACCAGGAACGCGATGATTACCGATTTCCCGGTGCCGGTGGCCATCGCAATGAGTGGATTGCCGCCGCCGTTGCGCCAGAAGACGAACAGCTCGTGCAGCGCTTCTTCTTGATAGCGGCGCAAGGACAACATTGAACACCCCAGAAAAACGGACAGTCGCCGTCGCAGCTCGACGACCGTCCGTGTTGTGATCACTGTTGCTGCCGCCACGGCGCGCTGCCGCCCGGCGTCGCCGGTCTTGAGACCGAAGGAGGCGAAGTTGTTGCCGAACCAGAACTGGCAGGTTGCGGCAATGGAGCTGTCACCGATGTTGAACCACCACCACGCTTTGGCACGAAGTCGTATGGCCGAACCTGGGTGATCTGGTTTCGGTCGGGATAGACTCCATCCTTGTCTCGCTTAATGCCGACGCGCACTTTCATCGGCTTGTACTGCAACACCTCGAGGTTCTTGAGCGGCCCGATCTTGAGCGCGTTGCAGATGTCCGTCAGCAAACGCTGACCAATCTCGACCGCTTGTTGGTTTCGATTGGTGAGCGTTACATTTTGGAAGATTTTCCTTCCTTTGTGTTCGCCCTCGATAATCTCGAATACCGCAAGCATGTAGGTGCTGGTCGAATTATTCAGCACCTCTTTGTAACTAGCCTCAACGATGTGCGCCGACTGCCAACCAGGCGGGATCGGCACAAGATCCGTGGTGCCCGCGTACTGCGAAGGGTCGAAGACTTCAGGCAACTCAAACTCGTTATTCATTGCTGACCTCCATCTGTTTGGGTGCCGCAGTGATAACCTCGCCCACCTGCGGCTGTGGGAAAAACTTGCCCAGTGTCGATGCGAAATCGAAGTGCTGGGGAATGAGAATGCGCTCGGACATGCCGAAGCGATTTTTGGCGATAAATGCCGGGTGCGGTTCGGTGTGCAACCAGCGTGTAGTGCCGCTGTCGGCGCGAGTACGCGTCTTGTTAAAACCCTGTTGCTCAGTCTTGACGACGATATCGGTCGTCAAAAACCCGATCAGGTCAGCGGTGTCTTCGACCAGCGCACGTGCGCGCTTATGCAACCGGAGCTGATATGAAGTAAAAGACGTGACACGCGGATCGTTAATGGTGGTGATCTCGCTGTGCGCGATCAGCACAATGGTCATGTGGCGGCTGCGGCGCAGCCACTCGCAACCGCGCAGGAAGTCGAGCCACCATTGATCGGCAATAACCCAGCCTTTGCCGAAGCCAGGAGCCTCGATTGAAGTAAACCCGCGATCGGCACACACCGCCGCCAGAACTAGCGGCTCGAACTTGTCCAGGCTATCGAGAACCACGGTCTCATAATCATGCGGCTCGTTACCGAGATACTTAATGGCATCGATTACGCTGGTATAGCTTCCACACAGCCCGAAGGTGTCGATCTCCAATCCAGTCGGGCAGCCGTCCTCGGTCTGAATGTAAATCGGCTTCGGGAATTGCGATGCCAGCGTCGTCTTACCAATGCCCGGCCCTCCATGCAGGACAATGATCGGCGGCAGCTTCGCGGTCGTGCGTATGATCTGCATTTCAATCCTCCAAGGGGGTGCCTGCCCAATCGCGGCCGATTTTGAACTCGGCCTCGAGCGGTACGCGGAAGCCGTAGGGTTCACCGGCTTTGCGGGCATGGCGGACGAGGATTTTCCCTACCTGCTCAGCGATCTCTGGCCGGCAAACAGCTACGATCTCGTCGTGGATCCAAAGCGCGATCCAAACGTCGTCTTTATCTTCAGACCCATAACGGAAGCGCGCGCACAGCTCGGCGTAGACCGCGACGAGCCAGGT